TTGATCAATTGAAAGTATTTTTTCCTTTATTGATATTTCAGCGGCATAATATTGGTCTCTTCTTCTGATTATTTGACTTAATACTTCGGCTTCTTTTTGGATAGAATTGTCAACTTGATCTGATCGCTGACCAGAAGCATTTGCTCCAAACATTCCGGCCCCAGGCTTAAAATTTGGAAAATAATCTTTATAATTATCTGTATATTTTTTGAATCCTTCTCCAAGGTCACCTAACCCAAGCTTTAAGGAAGCTATTTTTTTAACAACAACATCAATTGCATCTACAACAATTTTTAAACTATTAATAAAAAATGTAATAAATCTTTTTGTTCCTTCAGTATTTTGATTAAAAAACATAATAATTTTAGTGCTAAAATCTTGAAATTTAGATCCTACCAATTCAAAAAATCCACCATAATTTTCCGCGGCAGTATCAAGCGCATTTTTTAATCTTGCTCCTGCTTTTTCAGGACTAGCGCCAATTATGCGGGCAAGTTCATCGTAATCTTCAAATTGTTTTTTACTAAAAGTAACAAAATCTGCAATAGTAACTTTACCATTTTGAAGTGCATCAGCAAGTTCCGGCAATGTTCTTCCAGTGGAAGCGGCAAATTTTGCAACTGCTCCAGGGAGACGTTCACCTATTTGACCTTGCAATTCTTCGGCAGAAAGTTTGCCTTTTGACAATACTTGTGTTGTTGCTCTAATAATTGCGTCAAGATCTTCTTGACTTTTGCCAAAAGCAACGCCTGATGCAATGGCGCCACGGTAAATTTTTTCTGTTTCTTTTAAAGTAAGTCCGTTTGCTTTGGCTGCAACTGCAATTTGCGAATATCCTTGTATTGTTTCTACCAATCCAACGCTGTAATCTTTGCTAATTGATCTTGCTGTTTGTAATTGTTGATTGTATTCAGATTGACCGCTAGAAGCTTGAGCAAGTGTAATTTTTGCAAGATTAAGTTTTGCTGCATATTCTGCAATACCTGCAGATTGTTGACGTAATATTCCAACTTGCGCACCAACTGCGCCGCCTAATGCTGCGCCGCCAGGGCCGCCAAGGACAGCGCCACCAAGAGCGCCCAATGCGCCTTCAGGGCCACCAAATATGCCAGATGCTGCAACTATGCCGGTAGATTGGCCAAAATTTTGCAAGCGTTGTTTGCGATTACCACGCGCAGCAAGGCGCCTGTCGAAATCTGCAATTTGAGCATTAAATCCAGCCCTTTGTTCCTTTAAGTAAGCAGCTTGCTGCCTATTTTCTGCTTGAATTTCTAATTGATTATATTTTTCATTTAACTCAAGTCGTTCTATTCTTGCTCGTTGTTGCAATGAATATTGCTGATCCAACGAAGACCGCATTTGGTCAAGCGCTTGATTTGCTTGGCCGTAATTTAATTGCTGAGGACCGATCGGATTTGGATATGCATTTTCAACTTGTTTGCGCCAAAACTCGGGGTCATTGGTGCCAAATGGCATTTGGCCATAGGCACCATAAGTGCGCCCCCTTCCCATGATTGCTTGGCCTGCATTGCCACCAGAAGCAATACCGCTGCTGGCGCTTTTAAATTGTGTTGCAGCTTGCGTTACAGAATTTAAGCGATTCTCTACAAGCTTGATATCTTGTGCAAACTGCCTGTATTCACTGCTTGCAATTGATGCTTGATCTTTAAGGCTTTTAAGTGTATTAACTGCTGAACGTAGATTATTCTCTGATGCATTTGATGCAGAACCAAGTGCTACCGCAGCATCACGTAATCTATTTAAATCTGATGCGGCGGGAGTTGCAGATCCTTGCAGGGATTTAATTGCAGACTTAAGACCCTCGACGTTTTCAACGCCACGGACTAAGGCTTCAATTCTAAATTGGGTATCAGCGCTAGCCATCGCGGTTTAATGCTCCAAGTGCTGCTGCTTCCATGACTTGGATGCCCTCCAGCATGGCTTGCGCGTCTTCTATTGAGTATAGTTCACAGAACCAGCGTAATGTCTCATATTTAAGCCCCACATAGCCGCCCATGGTCACGTTCCATTGGGTTTGCATACGCAAAAACATCAGGACTATGTCCCAGTTCTCTTGCCACACCTCAAAATCTTCAGATACAGACGGCAGGCTTGGAGGGTTGATCCCCAAGCCTGCGGCGTCCTTTTCGGTCTCATCGACTACACTGCCGCCAGCCCAATGCTCGGCGGCTTCTGTTAGTTTTTTCGCTTAGCTCCTGTCAAGCTAGCGAAAAATGCTTCGACGATTGCCGCACCCACTAATGGCACGTTAAGCAGTTGGTCAAGCGCTGCAGTGCTAAAAGGCACTTCTGCGCCTTCAATGTCAGATACACCTTTCCAGCCAATTACCACTTCTTTAGAGAAGTCTGCATCGTTGGTGGTACCTTTGCCGTCAATTACTTCTTGGATTCGCGATTGCGAAAGCCGTTTGAGTTCGACGTCAAAAGTTTGCTTTTCAAACCGGCCACCATCTACTGGGAATTCGACGGTAACCGGCCAGGAATAGCTATCCGACTGCTTAAGAACAAATGCCATTGGGGATCAGGTGTAAGCAAGGGACAGTTCGTCGTTGCCAGCGGCGGTTGGAATCGCCACATAAGGCAGGTTTAGCATTGCAATGCCGTTTAAGTCGACATAGGATGCGTCCGCCAAATCTGACTGAGCCATCGTCAGCGTTGCAATGTTACCAGCAGTGGTGCCATGCTGGAACGAAATGCTACCGGTGGTTGAACCGGTGGACACCGTGAAATAATTCTTGGTGGCCAACAGCACGGCCTCAATCGACATGGTGCCAGCAGGCTTGCGGTCAGTAATCAGCACTTCCTTAGTGCCGCCAATCAACTCACGATAAACAATCTCGTTGCCAAGATTGAGATCGATTGATTGAAGGGCGCCTGAATAACTGAATGCTGAGAAACTGGTGGTGTTGCCGTTTTTAAAGATCAGCGGTGTTGCTTGGTTGGCATAAGTTGGCGTAGCAAGCGCTGTATCGGTAGGAGCGTTATAGATCCCGGTCATCGTGAAAGCGATGGTAGGGATTGCTCCGACTTGGCCGTTGAGGGTAAATGTGCCGCGGGCGCCGGTCACAATGTGACGAATGCCGTCTTGATAGAAGTAGATCGTGACCGAACTAAAGCTGGTGCTTACTGGCGCGTAGGTAACGCTAGTGGCGGCCGCCACGGTCTCAGACAGCCCACAAGCCTTTAGCACGGGGCCATAGGCAGGTGCAGTACCAGCAGCGCCGGAGCCGGCAAATTCAACCTCAAAGGTTACCTGCACACGGGTTTGTGCGAGTAACTGCTCGTAATTACCCAAATACGGGCGGATTAGTTCACGCTGAACTATGTCCGACTGAAGCGGCACAATGTCCAAGTTCCGCACTAGGATCGCGTTAGCCGATCCAGTTGGTGTTGGGTCGGTGCCGTAGGTAGCTTCAGCCTTGGCTAGGATCAGCCGTTTCCGTGTTAGCAGAGCCATTGCTCAATTCCTCGGGTTGAGTGTTGGCCGGCTCTGTCCGCTCGATGAGCTTCCGCTTGCCGGTTTTGGAATCAAGAAGGTAAGAACCACCTTGGCCCCAATATTCATCCATCATGATAGCCATGATCAGCTCGCAAGATTTGCGACCGAAGTGCGGTAAAGCACTCGATAATCACACATTACCACGCCCGCTGGTTGATCTGCTTCAACGGTTTCAAATGTCACCCCAACTGGCTGAATGTCGATGGCATAACCGCCAAGCGTAAGATCGGCCATTAGTTTGCCGTGCAGGCTTTCAATTATTGGATCAGCAATTTGATCCGGGATGTTGCCGCGCACAATTACTGCAACACGAACGGTAAGGCTCCAATCCAGCGTGGGGAGGCTTGTGTTTTGGCTGGCCTGGTCGCTGATAGGTTCAACCACGATTGCAGGGCTTTCAGCGCGAGCTATGGGCTCCACGCGGCTGCGATAGATCCTGGTGCTAACGCCGGTGGTACCGGTGAGTGCAGTACGGATCGCGGTGATAATTGTTTCGCGTTTGGTCGTCATGACGCAACCTGGACGATGGTGCAAATTACGCCAGGAATGCTTGGATGCACCGGCGAACTGGTGCTAGCAGCTTCGGCGTGAATGTAAGCAGCCACGTTGCTCGTATTCCAAATCAATTCGACAAAATCTTTTGCTTGTAATCTTGTGACAAAATTAACAGTGCCAATTACGTTGCCAGCGGTTCCGCCATGGCTAGAAATAATACTAAATTTGCTGTCGCTTGCTGGTACATCGCCAGCTGCATTATTATCGTTCTTTCTTAGCCATACGTCAATGTCATGAATACTGTTGTCAGTATTGCTGAATTGAATTGAAAACGTAATGCTATAAACGCCGGTATAATCAAAAGTTATTCTGCTGTTTGACGCTATTGCAATCCCGCGGCTGTTGGTATCGCTGGAGCGCAGCAGAATAGACGTTGGCGTGTTGGCGGTTGCGGTTTGAGAGGTTTCGTCCCAAAAAGATCCCCAATAACCAGGACAGCCAAAATATGGCAATTGATTCCATGGTTTAATGCCGTTCCCAATCTTTAGATTACCTGTGTCAATTTCATGGCCAGTTTCACCCATCAATAGTGTCGGGCTCAATGCCGACCACACGGAAGCCTTGTCAGCCTTAAAATTACTCATCAGGTTTTTTGCAATCCAATTTCTACAAAAGCACCATCATCAATTAACCTTGTCTCTCGCACTGTATAGGCAGTGCCAGCCACTGTAATTGAATTGCCGTAGACCAAGGTGCCAAAGCTGATGGCTTTTGCTGTCAACGTATAATCAGTGCTCAGCACCATATCGCCGGCGATCACTTGGGCAGGCATATCTAAAATTCCCAATGCAGTAACGGCGCCAGCTGTGCAGCTGACGCCGAAATCGTTGAGGAACGTCGATAGGTCCTCAGTAAAAGCCATCAGACGTACTTCTTAGAAGCAAGAGCTGTGACTGAAACTGAACCGGTACCGCTGCCACCGCTCACAGTAAACAACACGCGCACATAACGCAGCAGGTTGTCGCTGTTGAGATAAATTTTTTCGTTGAATGCGGTATTAGCAGCAGCAGCGGTAAAGCCGCCGCCAGTAATATCGGCGAAATCGCCAGCGGTAGTTGTAGCGGAATGCTGCAACTTGGCGGTACGGGTGACACCTGAACCAGCGGCGGCGGCATCAATCATGAAAGCAACGTCGCCTTCATAGTTGAGCAAGTCAACATAGGCAGGGGTGCCAGCGCCGGTGGAAGCAACCACAGCGGTGTTATGCAGGTTCAGCAGATCAGTCTTAGAACCGAGATTGTGGATGGTCATTTGCTAGTCCTCCGTTTTGGGGGTGTGGGTTGGATCGTTTCAATTACTTGGGCCACAGCGTCTGCAGCCTTAATCGCTTTGCCAATGCCGATCAGGAATTTGGCATCCGCAGGGGAAGCATTAAGCACTTCCCCAATACGGACCACCTGGCCTGCCAACATTGTTTGCCGCAAGACCTCAATCTTCATGATCAAAGGGTGTTGTTGCCACGGGTGAAGGATTCAGGATGGCGAACGGCAATGTCCACATCCTGCATCGCTACAACGCGCACAGTGCCAGAGGTGCTGTGGGTGTAGGGATCCACCATAATATCCAGGCCAGAGAAGTAAGCAATGATCAGGTCAGCAAAATTGCCAAACCATAAATCGTTGCTTGCAACTTGGTTGCTTACCAAGCCACGATAGCCATTCACTTCGCCGTCCATGTAGATAAACTGAGCGGTGCTGCTGGCTTTTTCGGTGGTCTTCAGGGAACCGCGCATGGCGGCGTTCATTAGATACACAGGGCTGCCCAGCAATGCGTTAGCAGTTGCAAGGTCAGATTCAAGTGCCACCACCTCGGTGAATGTCGGGGTGTTAGCGGCGAAATCTTCGGTGCCGATGCCGGTGGTCAGCTTCAGGCCAAGGGGCTCGCTGTTGGTGCCAGTGCCATAAAGGCCGGCGTAATCGATCTTGAGCGCAAGCACGGTGGCCAGATCACGGCGAACCATTTGCTCAACGTCGATGCTGGATTGCAGCATCAGGCGGCGGCTGTAGTCGGTATAAGCAGCCACGGTCTTGGGGGTCAGGCTCACCTGATCGACAGACTGTTGGCTTTCGGTAGGAGCACCGGATTCTGCAACCCAATAAGCGGTAGCAGCGCCGTTTTGACGGGGGATTGCAACGTTGCCGGTCAGGCCGGTGAGCACAGTGGCGCCAGCTTGATCGAGTGCAGATGCATTGCGTAGCAGGTCGATGAAACTGCCGGAATCCAGCATGGTTTCAATCAACGCACCACCACCGGAGCTAACGCCAGCGGTCAGGTCGCGGCGCAGCACATCAGCGGGAATTGTGATGCCGCGGGATTGGCGACCCAGTTGAGCGGCAGCAGCTTCAGAAGCTTCAATTTCAAATGCAGCAGCTTCACGGGCTCCACGGTCGGTGGGATTAGCTAGGAAGTTGATCGCCCGCAGGAAAGAAAAGTTCTTGGCTTCCTTGGAAGTAAGGCCAATTTCAGGAGCGCTGACGGGCTCTTGCTTAGAACCAATCTTTTCCAGTACAGCAGCGCGAGCTTCATCAAGGCTGCGGCCACCTTCGATGAGTTGACGGCTAAGATCGGTCATTGAATGCTTATCGCACAGGGCGGAAATAGCAGAGATGCGGCTGCGCTCAGCTTTGGCGGCTTCTTCAGCCACCACCGCCGTATTGTCGGGGGTGTTGTCCATGATTTCAACAGTGGGTTGTGGTGGTGCGGCAGAAGCCGCAGGTTGAGCATCAAGCGAACGCCCGATGCCGACACTGGGGTCTGCAGGTATACTAACCATGCTCACTTCATGTACGCCCCATGAAGTGGCAATAAACTCGCCGGAGCCGCGTTGCTCCATGTCGTTGATCTGATAGCCAAACGACACGTTACGCAATATTCCATCTTTTACATCAGTCAAAACCTCTTGAGCAAAAGGGTTTTGGCTGAATCGTACCGTTACATAACCACGTTTAAGTTGTTCGTCAATCCAGCCGCGTTCGACGACGCCGATCACTTTGGCGGGATCATGATTGAACAGCAGCGGTGCGCCATCATTCAAGCGTTGTAGGTCAGCGGCACCACGTTCATGGCTTAGCACCTCAGTGCCAAAATACCGCTGCACCGGATACTCAGAACTAAACGGAAATTCAAAAGTGCGTTCGTCGTCGCTGATTTGAAAATCAACGGCTTGCGCCCTAGTCAATCTTTCCATGGATCGGCCAGTAGCCTCTTCAAATTCTATCGGCGAAAAATCATGGTCGCCTAGCCATTTGCGAGCTTCTGCAGCGCTGAATTTATCGGCTGCAAACCTGATCGCTTGGATCTCTACAGGATCATTACCTTTGATGCCATAGATAAAATCAACGCCAGGGCCACCTTCGTCATTGACGCGGCGTAGTTCGTCATATTGCCCTGGATCATGCAGTCGGGCGGCATGTTCGTTGGGATAGGGCCTTTCGGATTGGATCATGCGATTACCTCATCTTCAGAATCATATTCGGTGGGTGTTGGTGTTTCCACCAATGGCACCGGCTGTTGGGCGCCGGCATCATTTACCTGAGTTGGATCTGTATCCAACACAATGCCAAGCTCGTCAAACTTGGCCAGCTCGGCCTGTCGTTGCAGCAGTAGATCTTCAAGATCGCCACCTTGCTCTGACACAACATCAGATAACGTCTTAAACCCACAGCGGACGGCGGTCTTATAGGCTTCAACTTCTTTCTGCGGATCAACCCAGCTCCAGCCGCGGGGCATCCATTGAATTTTGCGGAATCGCTCTGGATTAATTTCATACCCTTGAATTGGCAGCTCACCGCTCATTACTGCCATTTCAAGCCATGCTTCATATATAGGTTGATGGAAATTTTCAATCATAAACTTTTGCAACACCCGCCAAGTATCGCGTTCTTCCAGCAGGCTCAACCTGCTGCTGCTGTAATTGGTTTGTGTAAAATCTTTAGATACAGACTCAAAACTACAACCAACACCAGCCGCAACGGCTCGTAACATTGAGCGCATAAATGGCTCAAATTGACCATCAGGCGCATCAAGGCTTGGAACCGATACAGTCTCGCCGGGTTGCAAATATTTAAACACACCAGGCTCAAAATTGCTTACTCGTTCGCCGTTGTAAATCTCATCACCATGCAGCTCGCCGTCAGGGCTAGTAATAAAGCCCATCAAGCTACTGCTGGCCCGCGCACGGATAACTTCAGCTTCCTCGTAGCCAGCCAGATGATGCAACCGTTGGATGGCGCTAGAAAACCAGCTCACGCCACGGGTTTGGCCAGGGCGCTCTGTAATAAACAAATGCAGCACATCCGCTGCTGGTACCCGAATGCGGCGCATATTCTGCCGATTGGCGCCAACAAACTGATCGCCAGGGTGCGACTGATAAAAGTGATAAGCAACAGGCCGTCCCCAGCGGTCAACCTCGACGCCCATCCGCACCATGTTGCCGTTTACCGGCTGCGGCACTTCATCATCAATCAGATAATCGCTTTCAAGAATTTCAAGCGCAAATGGAGTCTTGCCGCCGCCAAATGGTTGACGCACCAATCGTATAAATACTTCCCCTGATTCGCAAATTGATCGAATTGCCAAGCGCTCAATATCGCTAAAGCACAACATGCCAGCAGTGTGGCAACTTTGCTTACGGCTCCATTCTTCCCACTTTTCGTGGATTTGTTCATTCAACGTTTCGTCTAATTTGCCGCCGCGTTGCATCTTGACCTGCGGCTGCATCTTGATGCCTTGACCGATCACATTATTTTGCACTGACCGCAATGCCTGCCGCGCAAAATCATTATCACGAACCAGTTGCCGCGCACGATTGCGTAATGTTCTAAAACTAGATTTAATCTCAGAATCAACGCTGGTTGAGCTGGTAATCCAGTCAGCCGTCAGCCTTGTTACGGAAGCGCCTTGATACCCGCGTTGCCGTGGCTTAGGTGCCCCGCTCCGTAGCCAGCTATAAATTGCAGAACGAATGCCCATCAGAAGCGCACAAACAGGTTATGGGGGTTGCCCAGGCCGTTGGCCTGCAGCTGGGCGGCTTGCTCGCGCTTCACCTCAGCCTTTAGTTTACCCTCAAGCATCAACAAATCAGCCATTTCATATTTCTTCAAATTTCTGGTGCCAATCCGATACTCTTGCACCACGCCGCCGGATACGATCGTTCTAATCGCAGCCTGCACAGCTTCCAAATCCTTTTGCGCTTGCGTCCTACCGTCAAATGCGCCTGGTGTGCTGGTGTAATTAAGCGCTGGCAGCACCTCAAGCTGGCCGGCACCAAGCGTAATCTTTTCGCTGTTATACGTTGCAATTGCCTGCCAAAACCATTGCCCTGCATCAAAGCCAGCGCTGGTCGCGGCTGAAATCGTCATCTCCCAGCCGATGCCATAAGCGCTGCCAACCACCGTTGCGCCTTCGCTTGCTGTATTGGTGCGGAGGTAATAAGTCAGCGTCCACGTTGCGCTGGTAATTGCATTGCCGAATACATCAACACCCGAATCATCGCGCCATTTGACCGTATTGTCCGCTCGGATTTGGCTTGGAATGTTCACGGCATTACCAATTGTTAACGAATGCAGGGCCAGCAGCGGCGGCCTTCTTTGATCTTAGCGGAGCTGTTGGTTGTTCCAAGCGGCGTTCCAGCTGATCCCATATTGTGCGCCGATCATAGCGCTGGTACATCAAATTCAATGCCGCATACGCATAGACCAAGCAATCAAGCGCTTCATTCCGTGCCGATGGTTTTTTGACCCACTCACGAACCGGAAACCCCTTCACAAAACGTAATGCCTGCTTTTCAGCGGTCAGTTGCTCAAAATATTCAGTGCCTGTTTCGTTATGAAAATGTAAAAACCCAGGGCCGATCTCGTTATGGCGCAACCGGCCAAATAACGTCGTCTTAATCGTGTCGCCACCAACCGGGTAGACCGATGCGCCGCGCTTCAGCGATTTACCTGCGCTATTAAGGTCCACCTTGCTAGCTTTTCCAATTGGTGGCTTGCCCCGCTGGCTGGAGCCTTTGATCGCCACCACGCCCTGGCGGCCGCGTTCACGCGCATATTGATACACCTCATTTGTCATATGACCGCCACTATCGATTGCAACTACATCGGGTCGCAGCTTTCCGTTTAGCTCATGCGGCCATTCACGCAGCACTACCTCGTCCAATTGCTTCCATACCTCCGCCCTGGCTGGATCGCCAAAGATCTCTTGGTGATGAATCAACCAACCCTCCTCATCGCGGCCCCAGCCCCATACGCTTACAGCTAGCCGGTTGTCCTGTACGTCAACACCAGCCGTCAATGCCAGCGCTCCGGCAGGAAGCACATCAGGCTCATAGGCCTCGCAGCGTTCCAGCAACGCGTCAGCGCCGATCTTGCTTGCATAATCTTCTTCCCATGTTTCGCCCAGCACCGTATTAACCCATGTCTTCAACGCTTCCGGGTTGGTCTTGGCTTCCAAGAATTCTTCCACCAAATGCGGCCACGTTGCATTAGGGCTATAGCTATACGCTGCCCAGATATGAAAACCGATATGCCTACCGTTGCCCGGTGCAGTTGCTAGCCATTCGCCATTTTCTACCATCCACCGCTTTTTGCTATGCGGAATCAAGACACCGCATGATTCACAGCAATATGCAGCAGTACTTGGATCGTTATTGCTCCAGCGCATATTGGCCCATTTCAAATATTGCTTATGGTTGCAATCAGGGCACGGCACAAAATAACGCCGTTGGTCTGTTTCGCCAAACATCCGCTCAATGCGGCTAAAATCTTTGACAGTGGGCGTACTGCCCGCAATGATCTTGCGATTCCAGTAATATTCAGATCGTCTGATGCCAAGCTTGATCTGGTCACCTTCGGTGCCAGCGCTAGGCGGATAACCATCAACTTCGTCAAACAACACCACCCGCCGGCTGACACGGCGAAAACCCCGAGGGCTATTGGCGCCAACAAGGCTTAATGTCCCGCCAGGGAATTGTTTCTGCAAGATCGTATTGGCGCCATCCTTGGCCTTGGCATCACTGACCAATCCAGCCAGTACAGGCGTATCACGCAGCATTGGCGCTATCTCCTCCTTTGAGTAGCCCTGCGCATCCTCGATTGTTGGCTGGATCAACATGATCGGGCATGGATCTTGGTGGATGTGAAACGCAATTGCGTGGTTAAGAATCTTGGTGTAGCCGACCCGCGCAGACTTCATCACCGTGATCTGCTCCACCCGTGGATCAGTCACCGCATCCATAATCCCCTTCTGATATGGCAACGTATGCCACCGCCCAGCCTCGGCGCTGCTTTCAGCCGACAAAAACGCAAATTTATCGGCCCATTGGCTAAGCGTCAGCTTTTCCGGTGGCCTGAAACCCTCCAACGCATCAAGTACCAAGGAATTGATATCAGCCATCAGCTACGTCTTCCAGCGCTTCACGCACAATATCTTCCAAAATCACAAAGGCATCCTGCGGAAAATCTGGTATTCGTTGCTTAGCCTTAGACGGAATTCCAAGGATCTTAGTCCTTGCTATTGCCACTACTTCGCCCCATTTTAACGCTATTTCTCTAGCGCTAACCAGCTCTTTTTCTTTCTCTGCGCGTTCAAGTTCAAGCAACTCTGCTTTCAGAAACTCAGTCCTAGCCCGGCTTTCGTTGTAATCCGGTATAGACTTGTCAGTTGGTGATTGATCTGCTACCTTACCCCCGTTTATTCGTGTTTGAGTTGTTAGTGCCCAGTGTTCACGCAAACCCTCCAGCTCGATCATCTCCTTGCCGGTCACGCTCATCTTTGTTTTGACGCGACCTTCTTTGATCGCCCGCGTGATTGCAGACGGACCAATATTTAATGCCCTGGCGGCTTCGGCTTTAGTGACAAGCATGCCGGCATATTAGCTCACCAGCAAAAAGCTTGCACAGTGCTGGGGTAGGGGTTATAATGCCCGGCTCCGTTCACAAAGTAGTACGGTTGTACCTAGTTATATAATGAGCCTCGAATTCACC